GGGCATCCGTGAGAGTCGCGGTAGACTCCGCGAGGCTGAATGGCGGGGTCTTCTCCCAGGTGTCTGCCGGTTCATAGGATAAGTCATTGATCGGCACCCACGATCCATCGGTCTCACGACCAACGGCTTCCAGTTTGAGGCGGCACTGCATGACACTGTCCTGGAAACAATTCCTCACATACCGAGGGACTGTCTTCGGGTCAATGTCGCTGCTACCGATGAACATGTCCGTGGTTGAAAGGGTTGCACCGTCACCGAGCTGCACGACTTTCACCGACTCTGAATCATAACCAAGAGTGACTGAGTACCCATACTCTTCCAGCAGATTCTGAGCAGCTTCGACAACGTCAGCACACTGCCAGGATACTGGTGGGTAGACATCAGTCGGGAGTATCGATACGTCGATCGATGCTTCGCCAAGAGCGGTCAACAGGAGCGTAGCCAGCTGTCGCAGGTTCTTCTGTCGAGCGGTGATGAACTCATTCACTCGAACAGTGTTGTACTCGCCGGAGATCGGGGCAACCATACGCCAGTGATCTCTGCGGTCCAGTACCTTCAGCAACAAGTACCGACCGTCGTCAGTAAACCGAATCGACCCGACATCCACGGTACAGTTCGGCAGTGTGACTGTGACAGAACTCGGGCTCGCCCAGGACATCGTGAGCGTACCCGTTGCTGGGAAGTTGGTCGCCTGCGGCAACGCACGAAGGATCGCCACATCGGGCATGAACCCTGTGGTCTGTGCATAGATGCACTCAACTGGATAAGAGATACCGGGGAATGACCAGGACATTGATTACCCTGTGATCGATGGAAGGATGAACGCTGAGAACCCCTGATCTGTTGTTGCCTCCATGTAATACTTCCAGCTTGTGTGGAACATCTCATTGCCGCCGACAACCATATCCTTCGGAGTGTCGAAGGTGCGAATCCGCATCTCCTCGTGCTCGATGGTAGGCCACAGCGGATCAGAAGGTGTCACCCAGTCCTGCCTGCCGATTGCTTCTCCCTCCTGGACATACCAGAAAGAGGTTGCTGTCTGCAGTGTCTGGGCCTGTGGAGTACCGACCATCCGTGGCGAGTATCGCCACTTGGAGCCTCCTGTTCCTCGAATGGTAATACGTTCGTGCCAGCTGTACTGGCCGGTGCCAACACGCAGCTCGAAGCGGAGAACCACCTGATATGTCCGCAGGTTGAGGTACTCAGGTCGACCGGTCCATGGTCCGTTGAAGAACGATGGTGGGCTGACGACCTTGACCCCGCCGAAGGTATCAGCGGATGTGATTGCATGCCGAGTCAGGGTTGTGCCATCATCGTGATATAGCCCGGCGTCCTGATAGTCTTCGTTGTAAGCAGCGATCAGTTTGTCCAGCTTGGTTGTCAGTGCCGCCTTCATGACCTCTGGGTCGCTGTTGTAGTCAACCTTGGCGACACCGAGGATGGTCCATTCGTGGACATCCCCAATACGACGCATGAAACGATCGAACATGCCCTGCGAAGAGACGCGGAGCATCACCTCGTCCTGATCGTGTGAATAAGATCCGTACTTGAAGATCACAGCGACCACCTCTCAAACTGTTGATGGTTTCCTTCTCGCTCCATGAATGATCGAGCGACATACGCCTCAGTCGATTCGAGATCGTCGGTGTCACTCGGCTGCAGGGGGAACTCTCTGGACAGCGGCGGCTCCTGTGGTCGTGGGGGCTGCGTGGCATCTGCGGCTGCAAACATCTCTGCCGGGTCGAACGGGAAAGCTGGCGGCACCACCACCTCAACCCTGGACTTCGGCGTAGCTGCAGCAGCGGCAACAGGCTCCCGCATGCGAATGGCTGCCGGGATACCTGAGATCGCTTCCAGAATCTTCGGAGTAGCCTGTCGTGCTGAAGCAGTCACCGGAGCCATCGTGATCGCCGGTGCGTCAACGGAGAGGTCCATGGGCTTCAGGTATGACGGTGTACCGGGTGCTCTCTCAATCGGTACCGGGCTTGCAACAGTGTCGACCTGCGGCATCGCAGTCTTCGGGTTTGCAACAGCACCCACCTGCGGCTGGCTGGACTGTGGGGTCAGCGGCGTTGTCGCCGGACCTTCGGGAACAATCCCCTCCTTCGCAACTTTCTCCTGTGCCAGCCGATCCAGGAACTCCTTCGGCCTGGCGAGCGGAGATTCCTCTGCTGGTGCTTCCACCAACAAACGGATCAAATCTTCGATCTCTGCCATAGTCCACGATCCAGTCCAGGAGAAGTCGGTTACGCTCCCAGATGTAACACTCAGAGAGCGGGTGTTGATCTGAACGCCGGTGCTTCCAGTAATACCGCCAGCATGCAGACCACCGGGCGTTGCTGAGCCCCAGTGGGTTCGTATGATGACCTTTCACGCAGCCGTTGGGAAGCTCACATGGCACGGGAGTTCCGGGAGGGAGTCGCACCGGGTTTCCGGACGCCCCGATGTGGATCTCCCCGTTGTCTGCATTGATGCACCACGAGCGGCAGGTGCTGCAGTCCAGCACGCTCAGACCGGGGTTGATCCTGACGTGCAGCTCAACCGAATCGTTGAGTGTCTGGTAGTCCAGATTCTCCTGAGAGATCGAGTACCCGAGGACCGCCCTGAGTTTCGCTTCCTCAGATACCGGATGGTCCGCCCAGAAGAAAGGCCAGCTTCTGATGATACTCCGAACGTTGTCTGCCGGGAGCGAAGAGAACCGAACTCGTTGGTGATAGAGGGCCGGGCGGTAGTAAACCCCCGGCTCCAGTTCAAACGTGAACCCGTCATCAACGAGAGCTGGTATCATGCACTCACCAGTACGAAGTTAAAGGCTGCGGTTGCACTCTGGCGATGGGCTTCAAACGTGAGCGGCAACCGCACCTCATCCAGAGCACCCTCAATCGATGGGCTCTGTGGGTTGAGAATACCTTTCGGCACATTGAAGGTCAGTGAATCGCTGCCGTTCGTGAAAGCCAGAGCGATCGCAACACCGTCCGTCGAATCCCGGTTGTCCCAGTACACATCCTTGTTCGCAGCGATGTACGGGATCGATGTGGCGAACAGTGTCTGCCGTGGACCCACACCAACATCAGTCACAGTCGCACTGGCGTTCCAACTCTCAACCAACTTACGGTCAATCGCAATCGCGAAGCTGTTCGGGTTGAAACTCGTGCCGCCAATCGTGAGTGTTGTGCCTGTGAATGGGAAGATGTTATCTACAGTGCCATCGACCCAGCTCGTACCTGAGTCTTCGATCTCATCCTCAGCAATGAAGAGGCACTCGGCACTGATCGGCATCGTGCCGTTCTGACCACGGATGATCATGCGGGCAAGACGGCAGTTTGTGTACTTGTGAACCGCACCACCCTTGTCGATAATGATCTCACTGGTCGACACGGTCTGGTTCGCCGTATAAGTGGCAACAGACAATGTGGTCCCCACCTGCGGCAGCAGGTACTGGATCACCGGCACTGTGAGGTCAACCCACAACGTGAACGCAACCTTGCGGCGACCGGTTGCTGTTCGGTTCAGCAACGGGTCCACATTACCGCAGATCGCATCCGGGTTCTGCACACGTTCAACCGTCGTGTGGTCGAGGAATTTCGCGAAGCAATACTTTGCTCCGGCCAGCATGAGCCGGACATTGATGGGTACTGAGATCGTCATCTGTGATGCCTCACCATTACCTGGAAGACCATGAGTGAGACCTGCTGCTCGTGACTGATCAGCCGCTTAGCGTCAGCCGGAAGTCTGCTGATAATGTGGACCACGAATGGATCGTAGACCTCAACATCAGCATCCTGCAGGAAGGGATTCGGGATCGCCAGGAGTTCAGTCCTGATGAGATCCATCCAGTCCAGATATGTCTGGATTGGTCCTCGATACTGGTGGGGAGTGCTGTCGATGATCTGGACTGCAATACGGACGGCTTCGTCGTCCGCACAGTTCAGCCCAGCACCCATCTGCATTGTGGCACTGATCGGGGAGATAAGAATCCCCGGCAGTATCATGTTTGCAAAACCGTTGGGGGTTGTTACCAGTCTGCCGCCTTCCGGCACTTTCCATATCTGCACAGCAACGGGAGATACCGAACGCACACTCTCCTTCTCGCTGGCAACAAACCTACGCTCGGCTGCCAGTGTCTGGATGATCGTTTTGGTACGATCGAGAATGTTGAATTCGGGTGCTGCCATTACTGATTATTTGGTACGTAACCAATGTCTTTGAGCCGCAGGCCGTACCATTGGCCTGCCGGACCCTTCGTTCGAACAATACGAGCGTCGGCAGCGGCAGCAGCGTGGAACGCCTCAGCCTTCTTTGCCTTGCTCACAAGTGCTTCCGCATGGTTGCCAACCATCCTGGTGCCATATTGTGATTCACAGCATCGCAGGAGGAATGCCTGCATTGCCCCGTCAGCCACATCAACATGAGCCGATGCGACATAGGCCACATCGGTAGCTGACAGCGTTGAGCTGCTGATCCGGCACGTCGTCGATGTCAGCGGTTTCAGCACCCTCACCTCAGTCATTGCCTGATCGTAAACAATGTCATTACCCGGGATGTCCCCGAATACTCCGGTTGGTTGTGAGGTGTCGGATGTTCCGACTCGCAGGACACACCCCTCCCAGTTGTCCGTCACCACTGCTGTGTCGAATGTGGCAACACCACTGTCAACTGACACCAGCCCACGGGACTCGCGAACCAGTGGATTGAGGGGGACTCGGCTGACATACAGGTATTGCAGAATCGAGGTCTGGCTGATCTGAGTTGGAATCCAGATCGACCAGCGATCAGGGCTACGGAAGTCAGACACGAGGGTGTAAGCAGTCGGCATCGCCAGAGACCAGGCAAACCCTTCAAAGATCTGGTGAGTCTCCAGGTAGTTCAGCCGCATCATGCGGATGTTCTGTTTGCCTTCCAGCACCTGCACGATATCACCCACGTCATAAGGAAGTGGGTACAGTGCCTGTTGCAGAACATACGGCTCATCCGTCTTGTCCCCCTCCGGGCAGTTCCCTTCATACAACTCGATAGTCGTATCGCTCAGCCTGCGGTAGATCGGGAACCAGTTGTACGCAATGCGGATGTGATGGAGTGTTACATCAGCAGGCCATGTGTTGTCGGTGAGTGTGACAACCCGAGTGTCGTAGTGGAAATTGACTGTACCATCGTCCTGTGCGATCTCGATTCGCTGGCTGCTGATCTTGTGGAAGTAAGACCACTGCTTTGCCGCCATCATCTCTGCCCACCCTGCGAGGACGGCAGTACGTACCTTCGCTTCAAGCATGCCCGCCAGTGGCGAGTCAAGCTGAATTGCAAGGTGCGTCATGAGGTCAGCGACAGTGAGCATTACCAGTTAGCTCCCAAAAACCTGCTTGTCCAGCTCATCCAGTGACGACGGTGTGGACATCACCTCGTCTGCAGTCACAACCGGTGCATGGACTGCTGTGATCTCCTCACGCAGCTCAGCATCTGTTGCATTGTCCCAGCGACCATCCGGGTCTCGACGATACTCCCCGATGTATCGCTGCATTGCATTCTCGTTGATCCGGCAGACCTGTGGCGTCGGTGCCTGCTGAACCGGATGGTTCTCCCAGTCACCTTCAACCTGTCGGTTGCGTTCCTTCATCACACGCTTCACGTCAGCCAGGCTGTGCTTGTGTGTAACGATCGCTCCCGGGTCTCCTGGGTAGTCGGCCAGACC